AGGAAAAACGTGTCTAAAGTTGCAGCAGGGGGCTGGACGTAATCTGTTGACGCGTTAACATATAGGTGCTACTGCGTAGTAGACGTCAAATGTGAGAATTTAATATGGCGATTGGCCCAGCACTAATTCCCGTTGCACGCGCTTCTGATCTTGAAGCCGAAGCAAACCGTGCTTCTCAGGAGAAGCAAAACACTCCGATGATTGTGGGGCTTGCGTCTCACACTCGGGCGCGTTGGGAAGTATTGCGAGATCACCACCAACAGAATCTTGAGCAGCGGTTGGCCTCGTGCGTCCGCGCTAGAAATATGGAGTACGACCCTGCAAAACTTGCGCAAATCAAAGAGCAAGGCGGCTCTGAAATTTTTATGGGTATCGTTAGCTCTAAGTGCCGGACTGCTACTGCATGGTTGCGCGATACACTTTTAGGAACTGGGTCTGACAAACCTTGGTCTTTGTCTGCCACTCCGATCCCAGAGGTTTCTCCTGACGTCGCGCAAGCGATGCAGAACATAATGAAACAAAATCTGTCCCAGCATTATTCAGAAGGGGGGCAGCAGCCTAACGAGCAAGAGCTAAAAGAGCTAGCGGAAGGCATGAAAGACACAGCCATGAGGGCCATGAAGTTCGAAGCTGAAAAGCGTGTCGAGCGAATGGAAACCAAAATGGAAGACCAGATGGTCGAGGGTGGTTTTGTAAAAGCCCTGTTTGATTTCACGAATGACATCGCTACGTTCCCGTACGCTGTTCTAAAAGGCCCGATCCCACGCAAGCGTAAGACTATGAAATACGTTGAGGGCGGCGGTCTTGGAGTTGTAGAAGTTCTCCGTGACGAGTGGGAGCGGGTAGACCCGTTTAAGTTCTACTGGGCACCATGGGGTGACGACTTACAGAATATGCCGGTGATCGAACTCCACCACCTGACACGCGAAGATGTTGAAAACATGATTGGTGTTGATGGCTATGACGAAAACGCTGTACGTTCTATTCTTTCTGATTTTGGTTCTAGTGGTTTTGGTTGGTTAGACCACGACAACGGTGAGATAGAAGGTGCTACCGGAGTAGACATTGAGGAGGGGACGTCAGATGTTGTTGCCGCTCTTCAGCTGTGGGACTCAGTTCCCGGTGAATTACTCTTAGAGTGGGGTTTAGGCGAAGACGAAGTTGAAGACTCGCAAAAATCTTACCCTTGTGAAATTTGGATGGTTAACAACACGGTTATCCGTGCTGTGCTTAACTACGACCCTATTGGGCGTAAGCCATATTATCTAACTTCCTTTGAAAAGGTTCCGGGCCGTGTCGACGGTAACGGGGTCGCCGATCTTTGTATGGACGCTCAGAACATGTGCAATGCTGCTGCTCGCGCACTTGCTAATAATATGGGCATATCTTCCGGTCCACAGGTCGGCGTAAATATAAGCCGTCTCCCAGCCGGTGAAGACATCACTCAGATGTACCCGTGGAAGATTTGGCAGTTCCGGCAGTCTGACTTTGCGGACTCCACTCCCCCTATGAGTTTCTTCCAGCCAAATTCTAATGCACAAGAATTAATGGCAGTGTTTGACCGCTTTACGGCGATTTCAGACGAGGTTTCTGGTATTCCCAAATACATGACCGGACAACACGTTCCGGGCGCAGGGCGCACGTCTTCGGGCTTGTCTATGCTAATGTCCAACGCTGGTAAGAGTATTAAGCAGGTAATCAGCAATATTGACCACGATGTCATGCGACCAATGCTTGAACGCCAGTACCAACGTAACCTTCGCTATAGCGACGACCCGGATTTGATTGGTGATGTACAAATTGTTGCAACGGGCGCGATGTCGCTTGTGGTTAAAGAAGCTGAAGCTGTCCGTAAAACTGACTTCCTACGTCTTGTACTGGAAAGTCCGGTTGCACAGCAGATTGTTGGCCTACCGGGTACAGCTGAATTACTCAGGGACGTCGCGGGTAATCTTAACACCAATATTGATAGGCTTGTCCCTTCTCGAGAAGATATTGAGAAGCAGCAGCAAATAGCCCAACAGCAGCAACAGCAACAGCAGATGATGATGCAAGAGCAGCAAATGCAACAGCAACAGCAAGAAGCTGCTAAACTGCAAGAGGACGGCACCCCGCAAGGCGGCAGGCAAGACAATACGATTAGCCCACGTCCAAACGGCCAATAACCTCCAGATGTGTTGACACGTTAACAGATGTCAGTTAGTTTAGCCCCATGATTGACTTGAATCTTTGTGACCAGCAGCACTTAAACGCTCTGCTGCGCCTTAAAGAGTCAGGTGAAAACTCTTTGTTAGGCTTTTTCTTAGCTGAAGCAGAGAGCGCCAAAACGAAACTCGTTGTCGCAACCGACATGGCACGTATCCACCGGTTGCAGGGTAGAGCAGAGGCATTTGAAGATGTACTGAGGGCGATTGAAGAGTCGGCTAAAGTAAATAAACGCTCGTAAGGGCAAAACGAAGCAAACCATCACGGGACCAGCACACCTAGGGCGCTGAAAACAGAGTTGATGCTTTAAGGAGAACAATATGGCATTGCCAAAACAGGTACAGGCACAGCTTGATGAAGTTGAAGCGCTCGAGAAGACGTTAGCGGCCCAGATGGCCCCCGATAAGCAGACACCCCAAGAGGTGGAACTCGTCGAGGAACAACTGGATACACAAACGGAAGAACCAGCCACAGCGGCAGAAGCACCAGTACTTGCAGAAGTAAAGCCAGCTGACACACCACTGACGGACGTAGAGGACGACTTTAAGCAGAAGTACAGCACCTTACAAGGCAAGTACTCAGCAGAAGTTCCACGGTTGCACCAACAGGTGCGCGACTTAACCACGGAACTCGAGCAAATCCGAAAGGATTTAGATGCTAAAAAGGTCGAGCCGACAAAGCCGAAAGAGAAAGTCAGTTTAGTAACCGATGCAGATCGAGCCGAATTTGGTGAAGAACTGCTCGACGTTCAGCGCCGTGTAGCAAAAGAGGTCTCTCAAGAATACGAGGATCGACTGGAGAAACAGGACGCGGTTATTGGCAGCTTGCAAGATAAACTTGCAGACACTGGTAGCCAAGTTGGGGTCATGGATTTTAATCAGCGCCTAAGAAGTTTAGTGCCTGACTTTTCCAGTATCGACACCGATGAACGCTGGGTTACGTGGTTAAACGAGCATGATCCCATGCTTAGAGGGCCGCGTAGAGTTCAAGCACAGCAGGCATTTGATTCTGGTGACGCCGAAGCCATAGCTCATTATGTGGGTCTGTGGAGAGAAACGGTTGCCGCTCCAAGTGTTCCCGCTACGCCACCAAACCAAATAGAGCTTGAGAAACAGGTTGCGCCAAATCGTTCTGCTAATTCTGTGCGCACGCAGACTACTAGCCAAAACTCTAAAGTATATTCCCCCACACAGGTGGATAACGCTTGGAACAAGGTTCGTTCTCTAAATACGACAGGAAAGTACGAGGCGGCTGAGAAACTTGAAGCTGAATTGACTGCTGCGTATATGGAAGGCCGGGTTAAACTCTAACCTGTTAACATGTAAACAGCAGTTATGTATTAATTAACTCTAAGGAGGCCAACATGGCTGCTGTATTCCCCGTCGTCGGTTCCGGCGCATTTGACACAAACCCATCGTATTCCGGTGCGTTTATTCCACAACTCTGGTCGAACAAGCTAAATGCTAAGTTCTATGCCAACACGATGTTGACAGAAATCTGCAACACATCGTGGGAAGGCGAGATCAAAAATCAAGGCGATACCATTAATATCCGTACCGCCCCATCAATCACAATCAACGACTACGCTGGTGCGGGTACTACCCTAACCAATGAAGTACCAGTGCCGATCACGCAGGCGATGCAGATCAGCAAAGGTAAATACTTCAGCGTACAGGTCAACGATGTGCTTGCTCACCAAGCTGACATGGACTTGATGAATACTTTCACAGAGGACGCTGCAAAACAGCTTAAAATCTCTATTGAAAACGAAGTGTTCTTTAACCAGTTCGTAACTGAAGGCGCTGCGTCTGCTAACAAAGGTGCCACTGCTGGTGCTTTGTCTAGTGGTTACAACCTAGGTACTGACGTTGCTCCAATCGTGCAAACGACACCAGCTAACGTACTTACTGCTATCTTGCATATGTCCTCTGTTCTTGACGAGCAGAACGTACCAGAAGATGGCCGTTGGTTAGTTATGTCACCGTTCGACCGTCAGCTGCTTATGCAAACAAGTTTGGCGCAAGCCTACTTTACTGGTGACCAGTCAAGCACAATTCGTACCGGCAAAATCGGCATGATTGACCGCTTTAATGTTTACGTTTCAAACTTGTTGCCAAAAGGCGCAGCCGCCAAAGCCCTAGTTCCGGGTCTGTCAGCTGTCGCTGGTGGTGGTACTGTATCTAACGCAAAAGCGCGTCGGATGATGGTAGCTGGAACGAAAGCGTCTTGTGCGTTTGCTTCACAAATCTCTAAGACAGAGCCTCTTCGCAACCAAACAGACTTTGGAGACATCGTCAGGGGCTTAGCGGTCTATGGTCGCAAAGTTGTAAAGAACGAAGCAATGGTAACTGCTCTTATCGGTACTGCGTAAAGTTAACGAGGGGGGGAGGTGATCCCCCCTTCATTTTCTAAGGGATAAGCGTAATGGCGACCATTAAGGTTATAGAAATTATATCGCGGGTAGAGGCAATCCTACAGGATGCCGACGTTCGCTGGCCTCGCCTTGAACTCCAGAAATGGTTAAACGAGGCGTACCTAAGTATTGTTCTGCTGCGCCCCGACGCTAACGCAAAATGCGCTACGTTTACTTGTACTGCGGGAACTAAGCAGTCACTTAAAGCATCGTCTGGTGGTTTCCCATCCGCCTTGGGACTTTTAGATATAACTCGAAATGTTCTAGCCGCCTCGGACAAAAAAGTAGTTCGCGTTGTGGCGCGAAGTGTCTTAGATGACCAACGCCCAGCTTGGCACACCGAAACTGCCACAAACAACATTCAGCATTATACGCATGACCCGCGTAACCCCAAAGAATTTTACGTGTACCCGCCAGCGCTGGCAACAGCCCAGCTGGAAGTGATCTACACGGACGCCCCCGGTGTGCACACGCTAACCCAAGCGCAGCTGCACCCAACAACAGGGAGCGCAGAAATCATCAAACTCGATGATACTTATCTTAGCCCTATTACCGATTGGATTTTGTACCGAGCGTACTCAAAGGACGCTGAGTATTCAGCCAACGAGCAAAGAGCGGCTTCGGCGTTTCAAACCTTTAACGCTGCTATTGGCGTGAAAACACAAGTAGATGCGGCTGCTGCGCCGTCGTCGGGAAGTTAGGTGACGTAGATGGCTACAACCCTCTGGAGTGCTTTCTACCCTTACATACAGCCCTATCTTCCGGGTTGTCCTGAGATTGTTATGGAGTCCCACCTCCAAGAGTCGGCTGCGAAGTTTTTAGAGCGCAGCGAAATCTGGCGGTTTGAGATAGAGAAAGACTTTGCGGTAAAGAATGTCGCGGACTACCCTGTGTTTCTTCCGTCTAGCGAAGCTGTCCTAGAGAATATCTATGAGCTTGTTGTAGATGGTCGACCTGTGAG